GAAACAACAAGACAATGGGATTTAAATGAGTAAAATAGAAGTAGATGCAATAGAACCACAATCTGGTACAGCCTTAACAATAGGAGCTAGTGGAGACACGGCTACTGTTCCTAGTGGAGCAACCTTAACAATTGCTTCTGGAGCCACTATTACTAATAGTGGTACAGCAGTAAACTTTGGTGCAACAGGTTCAGCTTCTTGGACATCAACAATTAAAACAGCAACCTTTACAGCAGTAGCTGGTGAAGGATATTTTTGTAATACAACAAGTGGTGGTTTTACAGTCAATTTACCAGCAGGAACAGCAGGAGCTGTTGTTGCAGTTAAAGATTATGCAAATACTTTTGAGACAGGTAATTTAGTAATACAACCAAATGGTTCAGATAAGATAGGTGGAAACACAGATGAGGCTACTTTATCTGTAGCAGGAATTGCAATCACATTAGTTTTTACAGATGCAACAAGAGGTTGGTTAGTAACAGATTCAGGTTTACAAGAAGAAGCACCACAAACCTATGCAGCAGATTTTTTAATTATTGCTGGAGGAGCTGGTGGTGGAATCGATAGAGGCGGCGGTGGTGGTGCTGGTGGTTATAGAAATTCTTTTGGTTCAGAAGCATCCGGTGGAGGAGCATCTTCAGAAACAGCTTTACAATTTACATCAGGAGTAGTTTATACAGTAACAATTGGAAATGGTGGTAATGGATCTGTAGAAGGTGGTGATCAAGGGACTGATGGAGGAGTTTCTTCTATTGCAGGATCAGGAATTACAACTATTCAATCTACTGGAGGTGGTCTTGGTGGTTCTGGTGGAGGTGGAGGTGGATTTAATCAAAATGGTCAAGCAGGAGGTTCTGGTGGAGGAGAAGGAGATGGTGGATCTGGTGGTGCAGGAACACTTAATCAAGGTTTTGCTGGTGCAAATTCTGATGGCGGTGGCGGTGGTGGTGCTGCTGAAGTTGGTAATAGTGATGGAGCTGGATTTGGTGGAGATGGTTTAGAATCATCTATTACAGGAAGTGCAGTTTTTAGAGGTGGTGGTGGCGGAGGAAATGCAACTCCTTCAAGACCTGATGGTGGTCAAGGTGGGGGTGGTACAGGTGCAAGCACTAATCCTAGAGCAGAAGGAACAGCTGGAACAGCTAACACTGGTGGTGGAGGTGGAGGTGGTCCTGGAAATACTCCTAATAGACACGGAAAAAATGGAGGTAGTGGTGTAGTTATTTTAAGTGTACCAGATGCAAAATATTCAGGTACTACAACGGGTAGCCCAACAGTTGCTACAGGAGTTAGTGGTAAAACAGTTATTACATTTACAGGATCAGGGAGCTACACAGGATAATGGCACATTTTGCAAAAATAGGAATAGGAAATATAGTTGAAAAAGTTGAAGTAGTGCATAATAATGTAGCAACTACTGAACAAGCTGGAATAGATTTTTTAAACAATTTATATAATTCGAGAGATGTTTGGAGACAAACTTCTTATAATACATTAGGAGGAGAACATCAATTAGGTGGTACTCCTTTTAGAAAAAATTATGCAGGCGTTGGTTATACTTATGATCCAACAAGAGATGCATTTATTCCACCAAAAAAATATGAAAGTTGGACTTTAAATGAAACAACTTGTTTATGGGATCCTCCGGTAGCAAAACCAGAATTAACAGAAGAACAAATTAACAATAATAATTATTATTCTTGGAATGAAGAAGCACAACAATGGGATTTAAATGAGTAGTATTATAAAAGTAAATACAGTTCAGGATACAGACGGTAATAATATTATTAACGAAAACGCTAATACTATTACTATTGGAGCTTCTGGAGATACAATATCAATTCCTGCTGGTGCAAATGCTACTTTAGGTGGGGCAGGATCAACAATTACTATTCCTGCTGGTTCAACTTTAGCTAATAGTGGAACAGCTACAGGTTTTGCTAGCATTGATTGGCAATCAACAATAGTTACAGGCGCAACACATACAGCGTCAGCTAATCAAGGAATATGGATTAATACAGCTTCAAATGCTTGTACTCTTACATTACCTAGTTCACCTTCTGTAGGTGATCAATTAATTTTTTCTGATTTTACAAGAACTTGGGGATCAAACGCGGTTACTTTAAGTTTAAATGGTTCAAAATATCAAGGAGAAACAAGTCCAAATCCAATTTATGACACAGAGGGTGAAACAGTACATATAGTTTATTCGGGTAGCACAGAAGGTTGGATACCTATTAATGATGGTGCTGTCGCTAATGAAGTTTTACAACCTTATTCAGTAGATTTTTTAGTTATTGCGGGAGGTGGTGGAGGTGTTTCAACACAAGGAGGTGGTGGCTACGGAGGTGCTGGAGCAGGTGCTGGAGGTTATAGAAATTCTTATAGTTCAGAAGCTTCTGGTGGCAATTCAGCTTCAGAGACTTCTGCAAGTATGACTATAGGTGCAACCTATACAATTACAATTGGTGGAGGTGGTGCTCCATCTGCTGATGGAAATGCTGCAGCTGGTACAGGTGTAGACAGTTCTGTTATAGGAACAGGTGTAAGTATAACTTCTGCAGGCGGAGGTGGTCAGCTTAGTTCAGGAAATAGTTATAATGGTGGGAATGGAGGTTCTGGTGGTGGTGCTGGTGGTGCTAGTGGAGCTAATTCTAATGTTGGAAGTGGAACATCTGGTCAAGGTTCTGATGGTGGAACTGCACAAGCTTCTGCTGGAGGCGGAGGCGGAGGTGCTGGTGCTGTAGGAACAAATGCTCCAGGAGCTAATTCTGCAGGTAATGGTGGTAATGGTTTATCATCATCAATCACAGGTTCTGGTGTAACAAGAGGTGGTGGCGGAGGTGGAGGTGCAAATTCTGCAGGTTCTGGTGGTTCTGGTGGTGGAGGAGCTGGAGCAAACGCTAGCACAGGTGGTTCAGGCACTGCTAACACAGGTGGTGGTGCAGGTTCAACAGATGATGGTTCTACAGGAGGTACTGGTGGTAGTGGTGTTGTTATTTTAAGAATGGCAACAGCAAATTATTCTGGTACAACAACTGGTTCACCAACAGTTACGACATCAGGTTCAGATACAATTTTAGTTTTTAATGGAAATGGGAGTTACACAGGATAATGGCACATTTTGCAAAATTAGGTACAGGAAATATAATTGAAAAAGTAGTTGTGGTATCAAATGATGTTGCAACAACTGAACAAGCTGGTGTAGATTTTTTAAATAAGCTTTATGGTACAAATGATGTTTGGAAACAAACTTCTTACAATACTCGTGGAGGAGTTCACAGGTTAAGTGGAACACCTTTTAGAAAAAATTATGCTGGTATTGGTTTTAAATATGACCAAACTAGAGATGCTTTCATACCACCTAAATCTTATAATAGTTGGACACTTAACGAAACAACTTGTTTATGGGAAGCACCAGTTGCTAGACCAGAAGATGATCAAGATTATATGTGGAATGAAACAACAAGACAATGGGATTTAAATGAGTAAAATAGAAGTAGATGCAATAGAACCACAATCTGGTACAGCCTTAACAATAGGAGCTAGTGGAGACACGGCTACTGTTCCTAGTGGAGCAAC